TGCCCGCCTCCATCGGGTAAAAGCTGACGGATGCCTGCAGGTAGCCGGAGCCGTTCTCGGCCTGCATGGAGAGCATGTTATCGCCGGGCTGCAGCTCGGTGAGGGTGCTGTCCTCGTCCAGCTTGGAGAAGATGTTCTCGGTCACGCCTGCCCGGGTCAGGGTGCAGGCCAGCCGGTCAGAGGTGCTGCGGTAGATTTCCAGCGTCTCGTCCGGCTGCAGGGTCAGGTCAAAGCCGATGAAGGCCCCGGTCTGCAGGTCCACCACCTTGGGATGCGTCACCGGCATGTCGCACCGCAGGGTGGCCGTGAAGGGCACCGGCAGGCTGCCCTCGTTGCGCAGCACTGCCGCCGTGCCGTCCCGTTTGATGCCGTAGATGTGGCTGTCGTAGCAGACAGGAAAGCGGAACGCCTTTTCGTACCCGCCCAGCACGCTGCTGACGGCGTTGAGGTCGTACCAGAAGGGCTTTTCGCTGTAGAGCATGAGCGAACAGCGTGGCTGCGGCGTGTAGCTGGAAAAGTAGGGCGTTTTCTGCAGCACAAAGCGGGTGAAATAGTGGTCGCTAAAGTACAGGGTGCCCTTGGTGAAGTAGGGCAGCTTTTTGCTGAAATCCCGGGCATTGTCCAGCGCATACGCGCCCCAGAACACCACATCGAGGGTGCGGGACACGCCGGAGACGCTCTGCCCCTCCACGGTGTCGCCCACCTGATTGACACCCTGCGCGGTTTTCAAGTCCACGTCGATGCCGTTCAGCGGGTCGAGAAAGTAAGGGGCATCGTAGTCCCAGCCCAGATGCAGGACGGCACCGGCATCTGTCACGACCTTGAGATGGTCTTTAAAAAGCACAGTGTCCTCCTTTCATCGTTTGCGGGCCTTGGCCTTGTCGGCTTCCCAGCGGGCTTCCCGCTGCTGTGCGGCGGCGGTGTCGTGGCCGTTGTAAAAGTTCTGGGTGATGTTGGTATCACCCTCGCGGTGGTAGCTGTTGGCAGCAGACACCACCTGTGCAGTGCCGGAAGCGGCCACGGTGGAGCCGAGGCGCATGTTGTCGGAAAGCACCAGCGCCCCCGCCTGCCGGATCATGTCGGCAAGGGCAGAGTTGGTCTTTTCTAGCGCCTTGGTGTTGGCGTTGATGGCATCTTCCAGACTGCCGGTGCCGGTGGTGATATCCACGCTGCCCATGCTGCCAGAGCCAGACGAACCGCCGCCAGAGGAACCGCCGCCGTGGCTTACGTTCTTTTTGGAGCCGCCGAGCGATGCAACGATGGCCGCAATGGCAACGCCCAGCGCGACCGCTGCCGCTGCCACGATCAGGCCCATCGGGATGCCAAAAAAGGTAGCGCTCAGGGCGGCGGAGATCGCGGCCAGCAGGCCTTCAAAGGCTGCACCGACCGCGCCGATCAGGGAAGCGACGCCCGCAAAAATGGTGGGGAAGCTGGACAGCAGACCGCCGCTCAGGCCCTGACTGATGGCGAGAGCCGCCGTGCTCAGCGGCCCCTGCAGGCCCTGAAAGACCGACACGAGGGTGGAACCAAGGCCCTGTGCCTGCTGCCAGACCTCAGAGAAGCCGCCGGTCAGGCCGTTCACGATCTGCCCGCCAAGGTCGATAGCTCCCTGCACCAGCTGATCGCGGGCACCGCCCAGCGCTTTGTTGAGCTTAGTCACGATGCCAAGGGCAAAATCATTGACCTGCTTCTTCTGGTCGGCAGTCAGACCGCCGTAGATGGTGCTCGCCACCCACTTGCCGATGCCCAGCCAGTCCTGATTCTTGACGGCGGTGTACAGATCATCGAAGGTGCCCAGAATGCCGGTATCTGCTTCGGTCTGCAGCTCCTTCCACAGGCCGTCAAAGTTGTCCGCGCTGGACTTTTTGATCTGCTCGGCCACCTGCACGGTGCCGTCGGCCGCGACGGTCTTGATCTTCTCCACCGTCACAAGGGCACCGTCCACCACGTCGTCGTAGACCTCGGTGATGACCTGCTTCTGGGTCTCGGTGCCGTCGGTCAGGGTCTCGGTGACGGTCTGGGTGGTGGTCTTGACCCCGTCTGCCAGCGTCTCAAAGGTGGAAGTGACCGTCTTGGCGGTCTCGCGCACCGTCTCCATGGTCTGCTTGACGGTCTTGGTGCCGTCCGCAGCAATGCTGGTGACGGTCTTGATGTCCTTCAGCACACCGCCCACCATCTGCCGGGAAGTCTCGGTGATGGTCTGTTTCTGCTGTGTAGCACCGTTCGCCATCCGTTCCGTGACGGTCTCCACGGTCTTGGCCACGCCATTGGTGAGGGTGGTGGCGCTGTCGGTTACGGACGCGACCACGGTCTTGGCTGCGTCCTTGACCTTCTTATTTCCGCGGTCGAGACCCTGCGCCAGACCGTTGCAAACCTGCACGCCGATCTCGTCAAAGACTTTGGACGGGGAGTGGATGCCCAGCCGCCCCTTGACCCCGGAGACAAGGCCGTTAATGCCGTCGCTGACCCACTTGGTCAGGCTGTTCCATGCGCCCTTGATACCGTTCAGCAGGCCGCTGACGATGTTCTCGCCGATATGGCCCCACTCGTCCATGCTGCCGTCCCACACGCCCACCAGCTTTGCCACGCAGGCGAGGGCGGCCTCCGCCAGATTCTCAAGACTGCAGACAATACCGTCCACCAGAGTGGTCAGCATGGCTGCACCGCACTTGAGGATGTCCGGCAGATGGGCGATCAGGGCAGCTGCCCATTTGGCGATCAGGGCAGCTGCCGCCGTGATGAGCTGGGGCAGGTTATCGGTGATGCCGATGACGAGGCTCTCCAGCAGCTGCATACCGGTGTCCATGATCTCGTCTGCGTGGTCGCCGAGGTAGAGCATAAACTCTGCAATGATCTCGGTGGCGCTGGTGAGCAGGGCGGGAGTGGCATTGATGATGCCTTGCGCGAGGGCTGCCAGAACCTCAGCACCGGTGTCCAGCATGGCAGGCATCGTGTCGGTCAGGTTCTGGGCCAGCTGGGTGATGATCTCCACGCCGGTGGTCATCAGCCCGGGCAGCTGCTCGGCAATGCCTGCCGCTAGATCGGAGATGATCTCACCGGCAGCGGCCAGCATAGCTTCGGGGCCACCCTCAGACAGGGCGGTGGTCAGCTGGGTGAGGCAGTCTGTGCCCCACTTGACCGCTTCAGTCAGGGTGGGTTCCAGCTCATCATAGACGGCCAGCTGCATCCCCTCGAACGCCGAGGACATGATGGTCATAGCGCCCTGCAG